TAACACGTTTCTTTTTCTCTGGTTCAACCGTTTGTTTTTTAGGTTTGACTTCAATCATCATGGTCTTTAACTTACCATCTTTGGTCCTAACTTTGACCAGGAAGTCAGGAAAGTACCGGTGGTACTTTCCATCGACAGGAGATATATAAGGTATGATGAGTTCTTCGGACGCCCAAGAGATAACATCAGGGTTTTTGTCCAACCAGGTCATGACCTTAGCCTCCCAAGTTGACCGGTAAATAATGTTTTTATAGTCACCCACATACTTTTGTGGATTCTTAGGTGTAAATCTTCCAGAATAAGCCATAAATAGTAATATTCCCTCTTGAGAGAAATAAATGCCAGCATCAATATCGATAACACCCACAAACATAGTACCTGGTTTCACTGGACAAAATCAAAATGCCCAAGGTCCTTTGGCGAGCCTTTATCAAAAAACAGGACTTAACACAATCTATAATTATCCATCGGATTTAGGTTCAGGAACAAAAAATCACTATGTGAAGTTTTGGGTAAAACAAATTGTGCCGCAAAAGACTGATGTTACACCAGTTCCAGGTGCCAATGTTAGTGATAAGGTTGGTGGTCAACAATTACTTGGCGTTCAAATTCAACCACAAACATATCAACCTAGGGCAGCCATATCGTTATATATGCCAGACACACTAAACGCCAGTTATAGTGCATCTTATGATGAATTAAGTCTAACAAATGAAATGGGTGGTGGTTTACGTGGTCTTCAAGGCATTTCAGAATTCGCTAGTGGTAAACTATCCAACACCGGTTCTGCATACGCATCCGATGCTGCGGTACAGAAACTAAAATCTACAATTGTTGGATTTGCAGGTGGTGAATTAGGCGGAAATGAACAGACAATTAGTGATGTTAATTTGCAAGGTAATGGTTTTGCGATTAATCCACAGTTGCAAATGTTGTATCGTGGTGTTGGTTTCAGACAATTTCAGTTAACTTTCACATTCACACCAGCTTCAGCAACAGAAGCACAAATCGTAAACGATATTATTGGAACATTTAAGTATCATTTTGCACCAGACCTATTGCTTGGTTCTGCAAGTGATGCTGGTATGTTCCTTGTTCCACCATCATTCTTTAACATCGAGTTTATGATTAACTCACAAGAAAATCCATTCTTACCAAAATATGGTGACTGTGTTCTTTCAGAAATAGATGTTAATTATGCACCTAACGGTTTTGCAGCTCACGTTGATGGTGCACCAGTTCAGACACAATTGAACCTAACATTTAAAGAAGTTGAAATTGTCACTAAAGCAAAATTGCAGGCAGGTTTCAATAATACATCTTACTCTGGAAGTGGTTCAACAGGAGGATTAAGATAATGCAATACTTTGCTCAATTCCCAATCATAGGCACAAGTGATTACAATGGTAATAGTGTGAGTGTTGTGAATATTATGGAACGTGTTGAAATTATTCCACAACTTTTGAAAAATTCTCTGTTATTCTATTCGTATAACATTCAAGAAGAAGACACACCAGATACTGTTGCGAGTAAGTATTATAACGATAGTTACAGATACTGGATGGTTCCATTTGCAAATCAAACACTAGACATACAAGCGGATTGGCCAATGAGCCAAAGTATGTTCAATGATTACCTTCTTGACAAATATGCCAATACTGTCTCACAAATTTTAAACATCCCTGTGGCAAATGTTTCTCTGCAAAATGTGTTTTCTTATACTGATTCCACAATACAGAGTTACATAAAGACGGTAACAACATACGATAGTTCTACTTCAAACACAACAGTTATGAATTATATCATTGATGTTACTGCATATAACAACACAATGCCAGTTACAAACACAGCATATTTTGCTGGTACATCACAATACGTAACAAAAACTGTGTCAAAATCAACACAAACTATTTTTCAATATGAGGTTGCTTTGAATGATAGTAAACGAAACATTAGTCTGTTGAATGCAAGTTATGCATCTCCATTAGAAAAACAATTTACATCAGTATTGAACACATAACATGGCAGGTATACGTAATCCAAAGGACTATGCATTAGTCAACTTAACACTGCTGACGGCCGTGGGTGCTTTAGACATTCGTTATCTAATGAATGAGGTATCGTATCAAGAAGATTTATTTAAGAATACTGTTCACGGTTATGTGTTGTTGACTGAAGGTGTTGGTTATGCCGAAATACTTAACTTAACAGGTAATGAAACTTTACAACTGACATTCAATAAATCTGGAAATGGAAGTTCTGCAAAATTGGGTGAACAGGTCGATAAGACATTCCGCGTATACAAGATTGACAAGAGAGCCTTATCTGGCAATATGTACACCGAACAATATTGTTTGTACTTTTGCTCAGAAGAAATGGTACTATCAGAACAATATAAGATTAGTAAATCATATCCAAACAAAGATATTGCATCAAACATCACGGACATATGCAAAACATATCTTGGCATTCCAGACAAAAAATTAAACATCGATCCAACATATGGAACATATAGCTTTGTTGTACCAAACATAAAACCATTTGATGCCATTAATTGGATGTCAACTTATGCAAGACCAATGGCGCCGGTACCTGGTGCAGATATGTTGTTCTTTGAAAATAAGAATGGTTTTAATTTCAAGTCTTTACAAAACTTAATGGACAGTCAAAACACTGTTGCATATGGTAGTTATAGATATGATCCTAAAAATACAAACCAATCTAATTTGGAAGAAGAAGCAGAAAACGTTACAACATATGAAGTGATGAGTACATATGATGCCTTGAGTGCTGTAAATTCAGGTTTGTTTGCAAATCAATTGATATCGGTTGACATACTAACTCGTTCAAAAAAGGTAACTAATTTTGACTATTTTGACTACTGGAATAACCAACCATCGTTGGGTTTGAACAAGTATCCAATCACAAACAATTACAAAAACAGATTCGGCGACCAAATGAATCAAGCAGAGCAATCTGTCTTGAAATTGGTATTCTCCAACTTTGATGAAGCCAATAACTCAGTTGTACAAGCCAATCCAGGTTCTGTTGCACCAAACATCTTTGCAGAGACATACATACCATACAGAACAGCACAGTTGGCACTATCTAACTACACCAGAGTTAAGATGTCTGTACCTGGAGACCCAAACTTATCTGTTGGATATACAATTGAGTTTGAATTATTGTCACGAAATCCAAATCCGCAACAAAAAATACCAGATGCATTTTTGTCTGGTGATTATTTGGTGACTGCGGTAAGACATATGATTACACAATCTGACTATAAAACAGTCATGGAAGTAGCAAAAGATAGTGTACCAACTCAATATGCTAGTATATCTACAACATCTTCATTGAATAAAACGGTGGTTAGTTAATGAAAGCAGTAAATAATTTTGCCGGTTTAAATGGATTTGTTTGGTGGGTTGGTGCCGTAGAGAACAGGGCAGACCCATTAGGTCTTGGTCGTTGTCAAGTTCGTATCTTTGGTTGGCACACAGACAACATATCTTTAATTCCAACAACAGATTTGCCATGGGCACATCCAATGAACTCAATAAATACTGCCAAACAGTTTCAACCACTAGAGATTGGTGATTGGGTTGTTGGATTTTTCATGGACGGTGAGAGTGGTCAATTTCCAATAATGATGGGTGTATTGCCTGGTTTCTCAGGTGAGACTTCAGGAACCGGAGCTTCAAAGGTATAACATGGCAGAAGCAAATTCATCAGTAGCATTTGTTAATAATGCAACAACTCAGATAGTAAATGGCATACTAAAAGAGATTAATCCACCACAATGGCCTGCTGCATTTGGTGGCAACTATCTGACACAAGGCATTCAAACAACACCAGGTGTTGCTCGTGGTGCATTGACAAACACAGGTGTTGCATATTCAAATGCCAACTTAGCACACGCTTGTGACTTTAAATTTCAACTTGATATTAATATTGGTGCATTGATTGGTGCAGATTTATCCGCATTAGTTGGTGCAATCAAAGCAGGCAAATTGGCTGCAGCTAATCTTATTCGAGCATCAATTCTTCAATTGCAACAAGAGTTTAATGCAGCAATCACTGCAATACTTTCTTTGTTAAATCTCGATACTTCTGGTATAGCATCATTATCTGTATCTTTGGTTTATGATACAGGTATACGTATACAAGAAATTATCAACCAAGCTGCACAGATTCTTTATGATGTTTCTTTAGTTGCAAATTTAGTGAAAGATTTACAACAAATCATACAATGGATTGAAAGTTTACCTGCACAATTACAAAACTTATTGAAACAATGTTTGTCAAACTTTCAAAGTTCATTAAATTCTGCAAAAAATTCTTTGTCTGTGGCATCAAACTTAGGTCAATCATTTAGTCTGGCAGCAGCAACAGCAAGTGCAACCACATCACAAACGGGAACACCTTCAGCTGCACTAACTATTACAACATCACCATCACAACAAAATATTGGTCAGTTGCAATCATACATAACAAGTGTCACAACAAGTAGTGTGGCAACCACATCAACAAGTACACAATTTAAGAATTCGTCAAGTCCATAATATGATAGCAAAACCAGATTTTTTTACTGCATGGACAGAACCTGAATCCGCAGCCAATTCACAATATCAACCGGTATACCCATATAACCATGCAACACAGACCACCAGTGGTCACTCATTCGAATTGGATGATACTCCAACGAGGGAACGAGTACGACTAGAACACCGCACTGGTACTTTTATTGAAATGCATCCTAATGGTGACGAGGTGCATAAAATCATCGGTGATGGTTATGAAATTATTCTTAAAGATAAGAATATGTTGGTGCAAGGTAAACTTAATATCACAGTTATTGGTGATGCCAACTTCCATATTCAAGGTGATAAGATAGAACAAGTTGATGGTAATGTAGAACAACACATCAAAGGCAACTTTACACAAACTGTAGAGGGTATGGCAACATATACCACACAAGGTGACACACGTATTGTTGCTGGTGGCATTGGTGTTAGTGGTCTTAAAATTACTGCACCAGTTACATCGATAACTGGACAAAATATGTCAGTCAATGCAGACTTTGTGGCTGAAAAGATTACATCAAGAGGTAGAATTGATGCAACCACAGGTGTTAGTGCAGGACCATTAGGTTTTGTAACTGTGACTGGTGGTGTTTCTGTTGGTATACCTGCAGCTGTACCAACAGAAATCAATGCAATTGGACCAATCAATTCATTGGTGTCTATGTCTGCACCATTAGGACAATTTGCTGTGATGCAGGCAGTGTGGGCATATGATACAGTGAATCTATCGATGCACAATTCACACATTCACATCTCACCAAAAGGACCAACTGGTCCTCCAATTCCTTTGGAAATAGGAGCTTAATATATTATGAGTAGCATTTACGCAAGATTGGGATTCAATTCTAGTGATCCAACAACAAACGCAACTGTATCAACCTACAACAGTAACGTACAGACACAGTTGGCCATGGTGCCACCATTACTAAAACCTTGGCAAGCAAACGCCGTTGGTTCTGGAGCTGTAACCAATTTGTTTCAAAATCCAGTGGCCAACATAACACAAAGTATCTGGAATGTTTCTAATACATTGGTTGTGTTGGCAAATAATCTAACATCTTCCGTGTCTGGTACAATTACCACACAATTGGCAAACGTAAATACAAATGCATTGTTGATATCTACCACTTCAGCAAACGCATATCTTTACATAACAAACAGACAATCTAATGTTGTTCCACCAAACTCAGATAATGTAACACCACACTACGTTTCAGCCATTTCTCAAAGTAAAACATTATCTTACTTGGTACACCAGTCTGACGGTGTGCAAAACAACTCTGTTATTATGGGTAACTTTACAAGTATTACTTTGGGTAACACTTTAACTTCATTGTATAACACAATGAATACAGTTACAAATATTTTAAAGACAACAATTACTTAT